ACCCATTCATTTGGTTTGTTGCCAGTCATGAAGGTAACATCAACCAACTGAGGTAGAGTTACAAAGGATGCATTCAAATCACCAGCACCACCAAAGTTTGGAAGGGTTGCTACCTTAAATACCTGAATGATATTCCTAATCATGTCAGCGTCTGCTTTATTCCTTGGCAGCATCTTAAAACTCAATGAGAAGGTTCTCATCTTTGGTCCTTTGTATAAGACTTCAGTGTTTGGATTCAATACTTGACCAGTCGCTACAGAGAATACATCATTGACTGTGACAGACCCGAAGTTTGTATTGGAAAGAATACTAGAGATAGCATTAGCAACACCAGTGCCTTTAGTGAAAAAGTTTTCTCCTGTTTCTGTAAATGTCTTGAATACTTCTCCTAACGCATCGCCCCCTTTGCCTGCTGCTGCCTCACCAAATCCTGCCAAACCACCTCTAGCAACTTCACTGAAGTTTTGCCTGTCCCAGTTGCCACCATATTCACTTTCAATATCTTCTGGCATGTATAAGTGAAGAGTAGAATATTTTTCACCTATACCACTAGAAGATTTATTGTATTGTCCTTGAGTTGCACCAGCAGTCCCACCACCTTGCGTGCTGAAAGGTGGAGTATACTTATAGAAAGTTAGTTTTACATAGTCGGTGGTAGCTTTAAACGCTTCTTCCCTTGGGTATCTATATGGACCCTTTGGAATAGCTGATGTAGGGTAACTCCCCGCAATTGATGATGGTAACATTAACGTGAGTCCTCGATGTCTGATGTCTTGCCGTAACCTTTAATGATTCGTTTCGCTTTGAATTTAAGGTTGTATGATTCTGATGTCTCTTTCCATACATCGACCGACTTGTATGGAAACGATTGACCGTTTCTTTCTTTAACAAATCTTTCTACAGGTAATGCAATAGCAGAGTCCCATTCATCGGACCCGAGGTCAAGTAGAAATCCATCCACATGGTCTGTAATATATTTATGGATGCAATTCTTAGGTACGCTAATTTTTCCGCGCAATAAATCTTTTATGATATACACACGTCTTTTTGGATGTAAGTAGTGTAGATTTGCACCTATAAAATATTCTTTGGTTGCTGCAATGGTATACACTAGTGGAAACTGGTCATAGTATGGAAGGTATTTCATTTTTGCTTTATATTCAAAGAGAAATAGTTTGCCTTGCCTAGCATACCTTCTTAACTCATTCACATCCTGCAATTCCTCTTCTTGTGCGCTGTCAGACCTCTCTTCTCTATTCAATTTTTGTGGTTGTGCTTTATATGTTAGTGCAATCTTCTTTACTTCTCTACGATACCACGTCCACGTTTTTTCCTCTCCCTTCGTAAGATTTTTAATCTTCTCGAAGATTGTTTCGTAATTACTTACATTGCTGGTTGCCTCTTTTTTAAATCCTGTAGCCATGGCTAGACTCCTAGGTGATCTTCTGTTAGAATCATAAAGTCCATTTGTCTATCCTCTGCCCAGTCTTTCGCTGCTTCCCACTTTGCCCTATTTTTTATGTAGGTCAACGTGTTATTGCGATAGGTTTTTGTCTTCTTCTTAGACTCTGGCGGTGGGACTGTTTGTTTCTTTGGTTTGATTTCAATCAGATACTTTTTAACCTCACCAGACTTGGTGTGAATTTTGATATTAAAATCAACAAAGTATCTATGTATCCTACCGTCAACTGGGGAGCGATAGGGAATAACAACTTCTTCACTACCCCATTGTAAAATATTCGGATTGCTATCACAAAATACCATGAATTTTCTCTCCCACAATGACCTATAGATAATATTTCTAAAGTTGCCCCTATATTTCTTAGGGTTTTGTGGTTTGAAGACACCCGAATATGCCATAAATAATATATAGTATCCCGCATAGATATTTAGATGGCCGCCAATCCTCACACCCACACAGGATCTTGGACAATCCAGCAATTGCTGGCAACCATGAAATCTAGTGGTGGCATGTCTATGTCAAACCTCTATGAAGCGAGGTTTGGTTTCAATAATAATCATGCTTTATTGAAAGCAGATATGGAAAAAATTGGATTTTCTGATTTATCCAATTCAACTGATACTGCTTATGCTGCACTCACTTTATTCTGTGAGGAAGCATCTCTTCCTGGTATGATGGCAAACACAGGTCAAACGACAGGTGTTTATATGGGTGAAGGACAAATAAACTATGCACACACCAAGTCATTCACTGATATTACATTGGGGTGGACATGTGATGCTAATCTATTACCATTAAAATTTCTTAATACCTGGATGGAGTTTATTTTTGGTGCTGATGCTGAAGACTTTGGCACTGCTAGAGTAAATCGTGTTAGATATCCCGAAGAGTATCAATGTGAGTTAACTATTGTGAAAGCAGAGAGGGGTCCTGGCAATACTTTGGAGAGAATTGGCGGGATATATACATTGAAGGATATCTATCCTTACTCGATTCAAAGCACTCCCGTTTCTTACGGGTCATCTACATTATTGAAAGTGTCCGCATCTTTCTACTATAGAAGATGGTCTTTTCAATCTGTCAATATTAAATCTACTTGATGAATTATGTCATTACCAAGACCACCAGTCCCTACTTATGAATTAGAATTACCATCTACAGGTAAAAAGATTAAGTATAGACCATTCCTTGTTAAAGAAGAAAAACTTCTACTTATTGCAACTGAGACTGGAGACGATAAAGCAGTTAGAGATGCCATTGTTGACATCCTAAAGGCATGCATTCAAACCAGAGGCATAAAGGTTGAGCAACTTCCAATGTTTGATTTGGAATATGTTTTCCTACGCATCCGTGCTAAGTCTGTTGGAGAAGAAGTTGAAATGACTTTCACTGCTAAGGATGATGGTGAAACATCTATTCCTTACAAGTTGAATCTAGAATCAGTTGATTGTATTAAACCTGAAGGACATGACCCTAAGGTAATGCTTACTGAAACTGCTGGTATTATGATGAAGTATCCTAGCATGGACCAGTTTATTACGTCACAAATTTTACAGAAAGAGCAATCGACTGATGAAATTTTTGATGAAGTCATCAATTGTGTTGACCAAATCTTTGACGGTGATGAAGTATGGGAGGCAAAGACTACATCTAAAAAAGATATCAAGGAGTATCTTGAGGGTCTAACTAGCAAACAGTTTGAAGAAATTCAAAAGTTTTTCCAGACCATGCCTAAAGTATCTCACTCGTTTAAACTTACCAACCCTAATACAGGTGTTGAATCTGACTACACGATTGAGGGACTAACCAATTTTTTCGGATAGCACTCTTCCATGAAAACTTAGGAAATTATTACCAGACTAACTTCAATCTGATGTATTTTCATAAGTTTTCTTTAAGTGAATTAGACAACATGTTACCATGGGAGAGAGAAGTTTACGTTTCGTTATTAATTCAGCATCTTGAAGAAGAGAAACGCCAGCAATCAACAGCGAAATGAGATTTAACACACCAGCACCAGCAGATATCGTAGAATGGTATAGGAAAGGTGTGCCTGGTGGTGGTCAGAAGGATCACATCTTTGATAGAGTAAGGGCAAAACTTACTGGTGGCACCGCATATGATGGCACTAAGTATTTCAAGTTGCATGATAGGGCACTGACCCAACAGGATGCTGACTATATTATCAGCAACATGAAGAAAGACGAGGATGGATATCCTACGTTTCTGCCTGGTAGCATATCTGGTGAAGATGAAAGAAGATATCAAGAGTGGTTGATTGAGAGATACTTAGAGGTCCCCTTCCGCGAGCAGACTAACGAGAAGATTAAGCAGGCGGAAGTTAGGACTAGAGTAAAAGAAATATTAGAGATAGACAAACAGACTAAGGATATAGCATCTGAAGTTGAGGAGCCTGCCCAGTTAGTTGCTGTTGTCGAAGATAAAGTTGATGCGATTGAGGCAATCCGCGAAGAGATTGCACCACCTCGTAGTGTATATCAACCACCTGAAGACCCATGGGGAGAAGGTAGTATTCCGCCTAAGGTAGAGGCAGCAGTTAAGAAGACAAAGAAGAAAGCAAGTAAGAGAAAGAAAAGGACTGCACCCGAAGCATCTCAGGCACCCAAAAAACCATTTGTCAGTAAGATGGGTGGGTCTGTCCGTAAGACCACGGGTAGATTCAATGGAGTCTTTGACTTCATGGAGAAAGGCAGTCCTGGTGGAGAGAATCAGGGTCCATCTGTACTTGCTATTGGTGCATTTTTCGGTAGAAAAATACAGTCTGCATTTGATGAGGCAGCAGAGGAGAGAGCAAGAGCAGTAGAAGCAGAAGCGAATGGTGCTGAAATTCCTCCTGAAATGAAGGAGAAGGGATACTTTCTCAAGAAATCATTAGGATATCAGTTTGGTGGTGAGGCAGTCAACAAAACTCTTGGTGTATTTGCAGAAGACCTTCCATCTAAACAGTCAAGAAAGAAAGCAGGGTTTGGTGACACGTTTGACTATGGTGATTCCGACCCACGTAAACAAAAGAGACAGGATAGTGTAAAAGATTTAGCAACAGGATTCAGGAAAGTTGATAGGTCATTGAGGCAAATCAATAGCAGTCTCCGTAAGAATGCGGGTATCCTTACTCAATTAGTTGCTGAATCTACTAGGACTGCTGATGCTGCAGAAGCGATTGCTCAGCAGTTAGCAAAAGGAGTTGACTTAGAGATACAAACTGGTGATGCTGCACAGCAAGCACAGCAAGCAGCAGAAGGATTTGATTCACCTATGAGTTTTATTCTTGGTAATAAGAAAGGTAGTAATCGTATACTAGATACTCTTTTTGCTCTAGATGATATCCGTGATATTAGTAGAGGATTTAGAGGCACAAAATCTAAAGGAATGAATGGTAAGACTAATATTACTGGTGATATAAACGGTAGGAATAGAGCAAGAAATCTTAATCCCTTCAGTCGTTCTAGTGGTGGGTCTAAAGTAACAGGAGGAAGACCTAGAATCAGATTTCCAAGATTTAGAAAGTTTGCTGAAGGTGGCGCTGTTGCAGGTGCTGTCCCTGCAATGGTTGGTGAAGCAGGAAAAGAATTCGTTGATAGAGCAGGTGTAAGAGAGACATTACCTAAAGGATTCACACCAGATAAAAAAATGGTAAAACCATTTGTGCGAGTGGCGGAGACAGTGATGATGGCAATAGGTGCTCAAATATCTGATGCTATTAGTGCAGTAGTCAGAGCAGCAGGTCCATTTAGTGGTGTGATTGCTTCTATGTTTAGTCCTATGACAAGTGGACTAGCACAGATATTTGGTATTCCTCAATCAGCATTTGCTGCTCATCTTAAGTCAGCATCTATGACTGAGGATAAAGGTGCTAAGGTATTGGGTAGTTTCCTTGCACCACTCTTTAAGATGTTTGGACTGGAAGGCGATTCTAGTATCGATGACCCAGATGGTACTGGTGGATTTGACGGTGATATCGAGTGGTCTCAAGACCCAGCATTTGCTACTGCAGTCAATCAAGTAGCAAGAAATCTAGATGTCAGTGCATCAGACCTTATGGGATTGATGGCATCTGAGTCTGGTCTAAGAGCAAATGCAAACAACGGCACACACGTTGGACTTATTCAATTCAGTGCAACATCTGCAAGAGCAGCAGGCACATCACAATCTGCACTATTGAAGATGTCTCGTGCAGAGCAGATGCCATATGTCCAAAAGTATCTAGAGAATGCTGGTCTTCCCAAAAAAGCATCTGCTGGCCAGTTATACACTGCTGTTTTCTTACCAGAATTTGTAGGTAAACCAAATGACTTTGTTGTTGCAGCAAAGGATGGTAGTTTACCTGTAGGATGGGAAAGAGTATCACCATCATGGTATAGACCTAACGCTGGACTGGATGCCAATAATGATGGAAGAATTACTATCCAAGAGTTGGGTGAAAGAATCCAGCAGAAGAAGAAGGAGTTTAATATCCCTGCAGAGAAAGGCATCTCTAAGACTGCATCCTTTATGAATAGTGTTGATGGTATCTGGAGAATGGAGGGGCCAACCTCAGGATATCGTGTGCCTACTGAGTTGACAGGTGACAAGAGAGTTGTTGGTCATGGTTTGGAATGGTTGATGAAATTTCCAAACAAGTTTGTTATTCTTCCTGGCGTCAACAAAGCATATAATGTATACTCTAACCCAGAGAAAGCATTCAACAGATATGAAACTATTGCTAGTAGTGCTAGTGTAGACCAAGCAGGTTTAACTGACACGATGAGTAATTTAATCTTTGGTATGCCTATAGAGGACACAAAACCACAGCGTGTAGTAAATAGGAGAGGAAGAGAGATTAGCAAGCAGTTACCTGAAGGTAAGGTGACACCTATTCCTATTCCTAAAGACACTGCCACTGGTAGTAAAGGTGCAGGTCAAAATGTAGCGATTGTTCAACCATCTATTCAATATGTCCCTGTCCCTGGTCCAGTGCAGACAGTTGTGGAGTCAGTGCCAGCAAATATCTATGCTGCTGCTAGAAGGAATGCAGAGATGCAATACCTACAAAGTCTATCCTAAATACCAAGGGGTAAGTAGATACTATGGCAGCTGGCACAGTAACACCAACAGAAGCAGGGCAAGGGCCAGGCGTATTAAATATCGCAGCTAACATTGGTGCGAAGATTCGTGATGCCGCGCAGGAAGCAAAGGAAGAAAGAGAGAAAGCACAAGAGAAAGGAATGCGACCCAAGAAAGGGTCGCTATTCAAGTCTGCTTTAGGCAATAAGTTTAATCCAATCAAATCTAAGAAAGCAAAAGCAGGGTGGTCTAAACAATTTGATTGGAATAAGAAATCACCTGATACAGCACAGCAGGTAAAGACACCATCAGAGACTGGTGGTGCTGAAGGTAAAGCAAAATTAAAAGAATTCATTGCGGGTGGTTTCACTGCTATCATCAAAGATACGACTGCGATGCGGTCTAAGATGGATGGCATTCAAGGATTAACTAGTGCTAATCTTGAGCAAGCAACTAGGACTACTGGGTCACTTACAATGATTAAAGAGTCTGTGGATGCACAGACTGAAATTAGACGTAAAGCATTAGAGCAAGCAAAGTTTGCTAAGTCTGAAAGAAGATTGGAGAGGACAAAGGACGTTGCTGGTGTCAAAGGCACTGGCGGTCCTGGTGGTAGTAAGAAAAAGAAATCTGGAGATAAACCAGGTGACGGTGGTGGTGGATGGATGGATAAGATTCTCACAGGGTTGGGAATTGGAGACCTACTAGCAAACTTCATGCCTAAAGGTGGTATAGGACCATTATTCAGTAAACTCAATCCATTCAGAGGACCAAAAACTAAAGGTGGCAAACCTATCACAGGCACCAGATCTGTAACAGGTGGCAGTGCTAGAGTTACCACAAGTGCTGTCGCAAAACAAGGTGGTAAAAAAGTAGGTACAAAAGTACTTAGAGAATTCTTTAAAAAATTACCAATCAAGGCAGCTGCTCTTAGTTTTGCTATTGATATGGCAACTGGTGAGTCTATAGATAGAGCTCTAGCTGGTCTAGTTGGAGCGTCTGTTGGTGCATCATATGGTGCAGCTGCATTTGCACCAATTCCTATTCCTGGCGCTCCAGTCGTTGGTGCCATTTTAGGTGCCATAATAGGCGAAGCAGGGATGAAAGAAATTGCATCTGCTATGTCTGCGGTGGGCAAACTTAAATCTGACAATATTGCTGCTGCCGATAATGCTAAGAGGGAAGCACTAGCGGCAGGTGCCACCGACAAGAAAATGACACCTGGAGATATTGAAGCATTAATATCAGGCACTAGGATTAAAGATGCAGGTGGTGTTGGGTCAATGAATAATATACCTGACATGTATAATGACCCTCTTGGGTTACGTCGAGATCCAACTGGAATGGGTGCTTTTTCTCAAGGTGGTATTGTCCCACTTAATCGTGGTGGCATTGTAGATAATCCAACCAGGACTACGTTGTATCCTGGGGATAAAGTTATTCCACTTAACAGAAGTGCTGGTAAAGATATGCTATCTGAGGGTAGCGGTGACCTACCAATGCAGGCACAGGCAGCAATGATTCTTGGTGTATCTACTACTATATTAGAGCAGTCTATGTCTGGCCCTACAGGTGATACTGTTAAGCAGAGGATTCGTGCAGCATCAAAAGGATTTGGTATTTCTAATCTAAATTTCACATCTAATGTTGGGTCTGGAAAATTAGGTAAGGTAGACATGAATCAGTCTTCTGAAAACTTCATGGCAAACATGCTTAAGCATTTCAAGATGGAAGGGGGCACAACTGCTGGTGGAGACAAACCAGATACTGATGGCGGTGATGGTGACCCACCTGCACCTGCTGCAGCTGCTGGTCTCAAGGCAGAGTTGGAAGCAGACCTAGGTAAAAATGCTTCTCAGATGAAAAATGAAATCATGCAGAGTGGTGCTACAGGTATTATCAATCCTGAAGAGGGTCCATGGTGTGCTGCATATGTAAACTCCCAACTCACGAGACAGGGGATTAGGGGGTCTGGGTCTGCTAAAGCAGATAGTTACTCAGATTGGGGAGCACCAGTAGACAAGGCACACATCAGATATGGTGATGTTATTGTCGGTGACTATGGTGGTGGGTCTAGGACTCACGCTATGTTTGCTGCTGGGTCACCTAAAGATGGTGCAGTTGATATCATCGGTGGCAACCAGGGTGGTAGAGTTAGTGCAGGTAGAATCGAACTAACCAAGATTGACTATGTAAGAAGAGCAAGTGATTCTGTAGTTGTGCCACAACCTGACGGAAGACAACCTGCTGCTGAAACAGTGCTACCAGGACCAGATTCTGTTAAAAGAGAAGACGGCCGTCGTTGGGAAGACGGCTGGGCAGAAAGGGGTGGCAGTTTTAATCTACTCAACCCTATGTCTTGGTTTAGAGGAGACTTAGATAAGGCAACTAAAGGTGAGTTAACAAATGTTAGTGATGACACTTTAGCTGGTAAATTATATAATAGAAGAAAGAAGCAAGAAGAGATGATGAGGCAGATGGGTTACCAAGGCGGTGGAAGTGGAGACTTCAGAAAAAGGCAAGTAAAATCATACAACCCTAATAAAAAATATGAACGTGGTGATTATGTAAAGAAGGATGGTAAACTCCTTAAGTTTGATGGGTTTGGTTTCGCAAGTGCAGATGCTAATGCTATAACCTCACAAAATCTAGCACCTAACGCACCACCCAAACCTGTACCACCAAAGAAAAAACCAGAGCAAGTTATTCCACCACGTCAACCTGCCGCTGCGTCAACAGCAGCTGCAGTGGTGATGCCACCAACACAAAATGTCGGTAAAAAGACAGCATCCGCTGCTGGGTCTTTTGGCTCTAGCATTCCTTCGGCAAAGGTTGCTGCTGGTAACTTTGCCGACTTTTTATATCTAGACCTCGTATAAAAATGGCAGTAGAAAACGCAAGACAATTTGAAGTAGATTCTATTCTACTAGTCCCTATCGAAGGTAAGACTCTTGACATCACACAGTTGGTGTTGGAGTTTAGTATCTACGAGAGTATCAACAACCCATACATTTTGGGAGAGATTGTTATTGAAGATACTACCGTCAACCTGCTAGCAAACCTACCTATTCAAGGTAGAGAAAGAATTATTATCAAGACAACTACACCTACATTTAATGACACAGTATATGAATATGACTTATCTGTGTCCGCTATTGATGCAAGAGTTATCTCAGGTAGACAGCAGGTATACAAACTAAACCTCATGAGTTATGAGGGCATGGTCAATGAGGGTGTGAGGATTGCTGGTATCTTACGTGGGTCTAATGATAAGGTTATCAAAGATGTCTTACAAAATGTCATTCAGACTGAGAAAGATATTATGGTAGAGGAGGCAAAGTTTGAGCAGAAGTGGTTGCCTAGTTTGAAGAGACCATTTGATTTTATCTATCAACTAGCACCTATTACTATTTCTGGCAATTCTAAAGAACCTACTAGTGGCACATCACAGGAGAGAGCAACTGGTAATGGTGAGGGAGTGTCATCATTGAAGACAGAAAACTTACCTAAGATGTCAGGTAGTGCAGGTTATTGTTTCTTTGAGACACATGATGGATATGTATTCAAATCATTAGACCAGTTGGCATCTGATGGTAGCGATAGTTTTGGTGGTGAAGAGACAAAGTATACTTATAACTATGGATATGTAAATACTGAGGGTAAGGCAGGCACTGAGCATTTAAACATTCTTGACTACACATTTTCAAATGAATTGATTATGCTCAAGCAGTTAAGAGAAGGAATTTATTCTACAGTGTGTGTATTCTTTGATGTAAATAAGTGCTACTACGAAGAGAATATCTATAAGATTAAAGATACTTGGGAGCAGATGTCTCACATGGGCAGTCAGGATAAACTACCTAAGGAGCAGCAAATATTGTCGGAGCATTCCACTAGAGTTATGGCACAGATGATTAATAGTGAAATGTTTCATGAGGATCCCGACACAAATGGGGCTGACAATGCTGCATATAAAGACTATAATAGATATTCCGTTGCACAATCTAATGCTAGATATAGATTAGCTTCAAACCAGGAGCTAAATATTACAGTGCCCCCAAACCTTACTATTAGGGCAGGGGATAAATTGGAATTACTATTTCCAAACATGACTAGTGATGAAGATAGAAAAACAAACCCTTATGACGAAGAACATAGTGGGAATTATCTAATCAAAAACATTGGTTATAACTTTATTATGCGAGGTGCTCAACCTCGCACTGGCACCACTAATATCACACTCATTAGAGATTGTTTCGGCAGAAAAAATACAGCTAGCAAGGTAAAATAAATGGAAAGTATTGAAAAGCATATCGAGAAAGATAAAGAAATCCTTGACAATCATATGATTTCTCCTAATCAACGTTGTCATATTGAAGGTGAACTACAGGAATTAGAAGAATATGTAGAGCATCATAAGAAAGAAATTGAATCGGGTGATCATCACGATCCAAACTATTTGGAATTGTTCTGTGATCAAAATCCATCCGAGCCTGAATGTTTGGTTTATGAAGATTAACCATGGCATTTGAGAGTTACGGTGTCCGCTCATCCAACTTTGTAGGCAAAGATGGATTCCACTGGTGGGTGGGGCAAGTCGAAAAGACCGATGAAAATATAAAGAATTCTAATCGCTATAAGGTTAGAATTATTGGTCACCATCTCGCTGACTGTGAAGGTCAGGAGACGGACGAATTGCCATGGGCAAACTCTGTTGCTCCAACAACTAATGCTTTCACTGCAAGTGGAGGCGCAACAACTAACCTAACATATGGTGATTGGGTTATTGGATTTTTTATGGATGTTGGAATGGCACAGCAACCATATATTCTTGGTAGCATTGGTGCAATTCGCAATGCCAGGTCTGAAAATGACCCTGCCATCTCACAATTTTTAGCAGAGAATCAGGAGGGGTGTAGAGCATTTAGAAACTTTGCTCCTGGACCTATAGCAGGCACTCCTCAAGTAGTAACACCACTCAATAAAGCAGAAGTAGAAGCAGCAGCTGCTGGTCAAGTAGCACAGGCAGGAGCACCAGCAGGCACAGCAACTAATCCTAAGAAAGGATATGGTCAGGCACCCGCTATTGCTTATCTAAACTGTGCAGGTAGCGCACTGAATGAAGCTGCTGTTAAATGCACAACTATCTCACAAGCAAACTGTCCTACTGGAGGCACAGCATCTAAACTTGAGATTGTATTGTCTGAAATGTTTAAGGCAATCTCTGAGTCTGGAGGACAGGTAGGAAGTTACCTCACCAGTAAGGTGACAGGGTATGCTCGTGAAGGCGAAGCATTTGTCATGGGATACATCAATAAAATCCTGGCAATTATTTCACAAGGTCATGCTTGGTTGAAAGGTAAGTTATACAACCTTGTCAAGGATGGTGTCCAGTTACTTATCAACACTCTACTAGGACTCATCACTGATAAAGTAAAACCAGCAGATGCGAAACCACCATATGACCCAAAGAATCCAGAAAAGATTCTTGATAAAATTCAAAAGTTTTTAGAAGATA